TCACCACCCATCGCCAATAGCACATCAAAGCGCTGCAATTCGGCGACGGCGTTGTCAGGGTGGTGCTGGTCGTTGTCGTGGTCGTCGGAGCGGTTGTGGTGGCAGTCTGGCAGGCCGTGTTCAGGCACTGGAGGTATCCGGGGTTCCCGGCAGGGCAGCCACGCGAGCTTCCACCGGAATAGACCGGCAAGCAGAACTCGCCCGCCGCACAGTCCGAGTCGATCAGGATGAACGGCCAGCACGGGTTGCCTGCTACCGGCTGGCTCGGGTCATATCGCCAAGCACAATTGCCCGACGCAGTACAACTCGGCGGCGACGTGGTGGCAGTGGTCGTGGTCGTCGGAGGAATCGGGTTGACCGTCGTCGTCGGTGGCATCGTGGTCGCTGGTGGCACCGTCATCGTGGTGGATGTCGGCAGGATTGTCGTGGTGGCCGGCCCCGGCACCGGCGGCGGAGTCGACACTAGCGGACCCTCGATCGACTCGTCGCAATCCTGAGCGATCACCCTCGCGGCTGAAATCCCGAAATCTGTCAGGCGGATCACCCCTTTGAACTTCAGCCCTCCGGCGGTGTCGTTACGGGGATCGCCGACAGACTGGCTGGTGGATTCAATCCGGGCCAGCTTGTGCATTAGAACCTTCGGCGCACCGCTCTGACGCTGGATGTCGATGATGTCGCCGGGCTGTAAGTGCATCGAGTCGAGGTATGATGACGCCTCGACCCTCGCACTCGTGTTCACCCGGTCCCGCAACCACGTCTCCAGCATGTAGTTGACCGAGTAGATCTCCTGATACATCATCAGCTTGAGTTCTTCGCTCTTGCGCGGGCGGTACAGCTCCGCCTCGTCAGACCTCCTAATGATCCTCTGCCAATGCGACCGCTGACGCCCGGTCGACACCCCTCTCGGGTCGTATACCTGCGCGAACTGGTTGAATAGTCCCTGTAGCTCGGTGGGCGACTCCTCGATGTCCAGCAACTCGAAGCCGAAAGTGTCTTCCCGCTGATTGGACTCGTTCAGCTCGAAGACCGTATCCTCCTGCTGCCAGATCGGGAAGATGGCCCGCAGGACCGCCATGCCCATGTCCCAGAAGAACAGCATGGTGCCTTCAAACGACATCTCCTGCACGAGTTCCCTGATCTGCTTCTGTTCGTATTGTGCGAACGCGAACCTCAACCCCTGCGGCTCCCAGCTCGGAGCGATGTCTTCGGCCAGTTCGTTGATCTTGTCCTTGGCCGCATCGAACGCCTTGGCGTCGATCATCGAGGCTGGCGTGTTGCCGAGGAACGGGTTGGTCAAATAGTCCTCGATGATGTCGACCGGGTGAGTCAGTGCCGTCCCGTCATAGGCACGGTGATCCTCGTGACCCATGATGCCCCGCAGGTTGGCATATATAGCGTCAAACCGCCCCGTGCCCCAGCTCCAACGTGATGAATCCCACCAGTCGTGCCACGTCACAGTTGTTATGCCATCGTCGGTGGCCCCTCGCTTCAGCGACAAGTTGTACGTTTTGTCGTTGAGATTAGCTGTCCACTGGCTTGGGTTGACGTACCCCCCGGTTAAGCCATAGACCTCCTCTACCGACTCTGAGGGCAGGAAGTTGACAGCGTAGACAAACGGATCTCCCGCCGCCACCCGTGTCCCCACCGGCCACTGATTGATGCCCCAATTCCTGAAGGTCGCAATGAAACGGTAGTTGTTATCTGGGCAAGGGTCGTATTGTCCGTTGGGTGATCCCACATAAGCGAAGGCCACATGGCTTGCTGACACTGAGGCCCACAGGCCCGAACTGAAACGTCTCCACCCGTTGCAGTAGACCCACACGTCTAGTCGGTTCTGGTATCCGGGCCCACCGTTCGTCCAGTCCGCAAAAGCTGATTTCGGAATGGTCAGGTACTTGTTCCCACCGACAACATGAAAGCTGCCTCGCCCCGTTGCCTCCCACTGTGTCCTTGCATCACGCTGGCTTCCCGCGTCCCAACTGAAATTCGAGTAGTTGTTTATGTCGTAGACCTCAAACAGCCCATTGTCGTGCAGCTTGCCGCAGACTTTCTCTGCGTAGCTATTGATATCGTCGCCAAGCAGGACAACACATTGCTCGCCCGTCTGGAACTGCCACATCCGATCCGCGCAGATCCTGAACCACAGGTCGGCAGGTCCATAACTGCACGGCTCCCGCTCAGTATAAGCCGGGTAGACGGTGCATTCCGCCTGACAGAGCGTCCCGTAGCCCGGCCTGTGGATCACGCAGCCACGCACGCCCAGCACCGGGTCGCCATAGGCAATCGGTATGATCGACTTGTCGCCGCCGCCGCAGCTCGAACAGTTCATCTCCGAGAATATCTGCCGCGACCACAGCACGCCGATCGTCGGGTTCTGCTGCTTCCCGATGTCGACCAGCGTGATGTTCCACGTCGCCGTCTTCTCGTCGAACTTGACCCCTGACCCGACCACGCCCTTGAACAGCGTGATCCGGTCGTCCCAGCCACCGCCTGTCGGAGCAGGGTCGTAGTACATATAGATGTAGCACGCCCGAGTCTGGATCCCCGGCCAGTCGGTGAAGTCGTCGAGTAGTGTTAGGTCGCTGTCCTCTACAGTCAGCGTGATGTTCTGGTGGCCGCCGACAGTGCCAGCCTTCGCCTGTAGCTGCAACTGGCCCCAGCTCGTGATCTTGCCGTACGCGTTCAGCTCGGACGTGCCGATGTCGATGTCGCTGTAATACTTCAGCGTGCCGTCGTAGTCGATGCCCAGCACGAACCGAGGGAACGAACCGCCCACGCGAGTCATCTCAGCCTTGAACGAGTCGGGCAGATTGAGTGAGCGTGGCATTAGACCCGTCGACTACCTCGCCGCGACTGCTCGTCCTCAAGACGATCTGCCAGCGACGCAATGTCCTCGTTGTTAACACGGCTGACGTTCGGCAGACTGATGGTAACCGCTCCCTGCTGCTGAGTCACCATGCCGGGGTCGTTGAGCGTCGCCCGTCCCTGCATCGGCATCATTGGTCCCCGCATCATAGACATCCGCATATTGGAAATAAGCCGCTGGATGTGCTGCACATCTCCCGTCGCCTGCGCGAACGACTGCCGCCGCTGCCGGATTCCTTTGATATCAAAGCCTGCCACATCTCGACCGAACGGCTTGGGATTCAGCAACTGCATCCGAGATTGTGCCATCGACAAGTTTCGCAACATGACATCGAGCGGGTGCGCCTTGCTGGTGTCGACGACCTGCTGCCCTCCGCCGCCACCACCACCGCCCCTTGACGCAGATGTCCTTTTGGCTTTCATCGCAGCAGCCTTCTTCTTTTCGGCTGCTGCTTCCGCCCTAGCCTCCTTGGTCGACTCCCGCATTGCCTCACTGAGAGCCTGAATCGCTAATTTGTACTGGGACGTGTTGATATTGCCCGATATGAAATCGTTTTGGAGATTTCTGAGCTGGGCGCTGAATCCCAGTGTCTGCCCTGTCGCGTTGGAGATCACCCGTGCCTTGGTGATCTCGACGTTCGCAGCTTGCTTGGCAACAGACCTTCCGGTGTTGTATGCCGTTGTGACTGTGGCGAGCTTCTCCGAATACTGCTGGGCTGACATGCTCCCCGCATTGAGTTTATTCGTGATCTGCTCGAGAAACTGGAGAGTCGACCCCATCGAGCCGCCCGGGTCGGCCTCCTGCGTAACCGCACCGCTGGCGTCAGTGGTCTCCGGCTGGGGCAGAGCGAAATCGGTTGAGACTTGCGCTTCCGCACGCATCTGCTCCTGAATCGACCCGGCCTTGCGCTGGGCCGAAAACAGCTTCTGCTTGTCCTCGGCTTCTTTGATGTCTTGGTGATGTTGATGCAACCGCTGCATCGCGTCTTGGCGAAACTTCTCGTCGGCTTGCTTGATGATCTCGTGCATCTCAGCCGCATTCGTTGCGGTGACGGAGCCAGCCGCAATGGCTGCGGACCTCCGGTCCATCAGTCCGTCCCGCTCTGCCTGAGTCAGCAAGTCGATAGTGTCCATGAAGGATATGAGTTCGCTCTTGGCCGGACCCATGTCCAAGAACTTCTCCAGCTCTGCTCCTGTGCGAGCAGCCGGACGCCCAAATTGCTCTCGTTCCTCCGTTCGTCGAGTGTCCCTGATGCGGTCGGCGATTGCCTTGTCGACATCACCCACTGCACCACCACCACCACCACCGCCACCACCACCGACACCACCGCCGCCAGCCGCAGCACCACCGCCTGCTGCCCCGGCACCGGACGGATCGTCCCGACCTAGATCGCGAGCGGGGCGGTTCTCTTCGGACTCGATGCCAGCCTGCACCCTCGCTTCCGACTGATTGAACAGGTCGTCGACCTCCTTTACTCGTAGTTCCAGAGCGTTGATCTGGTCTCTCTCGCGTTTGACTGCGTCCTCGGCCGCTTTTATTTTCGGCTGTATAACCGTCGCAACAATGGGTGCAGCTAAAACTCCTATTTCTTTCTCAAGTTTAATTTTCTGATTCTTTAGCTTGGTCAGTTCCGCTCCTTCCAATTTGAGGCGGTCTGTCGCTGATTCTATGCTTCGGGCCAGCTTCTGCTGAATCACCCCAAAAGCATCCATCTGATCGGAGGCATCCTTGATTCCTCCCGCCCGAGCGATTTGGTTGTCTATGTCTTTCCTCTGGAGACGGTTCAACTTTTCGAGAGCGCGATTCCCTCTCTCATATTCGTCGTTCAACTTCGACACCGCGATCCTGAGAAGGACGTACCCTGCTATAGCCCCAGCGACCACTCCCCCGGCAATCGCCAAGTAAATCGATCTGATGCTGCCAGCCAAAAGGATCATCTTCGTCATCAATCCTGTCGCCGCCGTGCCGATCGCGGGGAATAACGTCAAGACGAGTGCCCACAACGCTTTAGCCATTGAGAGTACGGCGGTCGTAATCCCCATGAAACCGGCAATCTTCAGAGCGATCAGAGCGGCCATGAGCTGTGGATGCGCCGCCAAGAAGTCGAAGATCCACACGATAATCCCGGTGAGCGCGCCCACAAACTCCAAGACCCCCGCTTGGTTCTCGTTGAGCCAAAACAGCACGCTTTCCAGCGTGCCGACGAACGATTCCATGAATCTGGACAGGACGTTGATGATCCCCGCCCTAGAGTCCAAGTTTTCGAAAAACTGGGTGAACCTGAACTGCGCGTTTCGGATCGCACCTGCAATCTGTTCGCTGGAATCAATGACGACCCCGCTGACAGCCGAGATCATCAGCCTCCACGCACCCCAGATGGTGTCGA